TGGATAAATGCGCGTTGCTGACCGCCTGTTCCATAGACAGTTAAATTATTACGAGTTGCAGCTTGTGAGATAAATCGATTAAGAACTGTTCCATACACTCCGTCATAATCAAAACGATTTGTAAGCTCAGGTGCAATATTAGTATGTCTGGTCTGTGTACCCCAAACAATACCCTGATGTAGGTCAGTAATCTTTAAACCCCAGTTTTTGTTATAGAACTGGAACATAATCTGATCTAGAGATTTTGTCATGTGATAAACAGAACCTGGATTAGTCGGATATAATATATCCACATCTTTTTCAGTTGAGTTAATCTTGACATTCAAATAACCCTCAGGAATGTCTCCAAATTCCTTTGAATATCCATAAACGCCCATCGTACCAAGATGAACAAGGTGGATATTAGGATCAACATCAACGATAGCATTAAGTACATTGTGAGTTCCCGTAATGTTGTTGTCTACTGTATATCTACGCTCTACATCAGAAATCATAGAATAAGGCGCTGCTCGTTGTTCAGCAAAGTGAACAATAGCATCTGGTCGGACATAGTCTACAAACTGCCTAAACTTATCATACTCTTTAGCAATGTCGATATTATGAAATTCAAGTTTCATTCCATTACGATCTGCTACCTTTATTCTATCTTCGATACTGGCAATATTGGTTAACGAATTACTACTTAACTGATTATCAATATTTCGACGAGATAAGTTATCTACAATGTAAACTTCATTTCGCTGTAGATGAGATAGATTTAATGCCGTTGGCCAGCCACAAAAACCATCTCCGCCTAATACTATGACTTTCATTTTATTTCCTATATGTTAAAAGTTTTGCAACCGTTGAGTTTTGCTCTATAAGCATGGTGTGAAAAGTATCCATTAATCTTATTGTATAAGTGGACATTCTCAAACTTATGATAAAGCAACGCCATATGTAAAAACCCAGAATCTCCGCCAATATGAGCCTCGCTCTTTGACATAGCATAACCAATATGCTTTAAAGAATTTTTAAGGAGATCGTTTTTAGATTCACCACCTATTACAACTATTTCACAACCCTGTGATCTATACTTATTATGTATACTATCAATTACTAGAGGAGATAGAGTGCGTTGAGCGTCTGTGCTGTCCCACTGTGCAGTCACAAACTTCTTTGGCAATTGTAAATCCTTTGAACAATCTTCGGCCTCTAAAAGAATCTCATTACTCAGTACCTTTGATGCATCAAATGCAAATGGCATCTCGTAATCATTAGGATGCATTTTAAAACAATCGCTGTAATAATATGTCTCAGCATCTATACCTTTGTTTGCTAGATATTTTATCCACTCATCTTCTGGTAAGTTTTCCACTTCATGCGGTTGTACGTATAGAGTATCCTTTGGGAACAGGTCAATAATTTCAGGCCACGACTTCTTCTTTTTATCTGATTTTACGCCACCAGCTACACTCCATTTATCATCAGTCAGATGGATAGTAACAGGAGAATTGTGTGATAGTCCGTATTGATATGCTAGATATACACTGTGCACTCTGTCACCTAATCCAGGAGCAGTGTATGGCCTGATACCAGCCCTCATGCTACGTGATCTTAGTGCCAAATGTTTCAATGACTTTTCCTTTCAGTCAATTCACTATCATAAAATACATCAATTCTTTTTTTAGTTTCATGCCGCAGATCATTAAGTATTGTAATGAGATATGCCACATCACTCTCTTCGCTACTATATCTCTCAACACCTTTACGTTTACGATCTTCTAAGTCCCATAGCTGAAGATTAATTGCCTTCATGATACTGAGAAAATAAAAATAATTAGAGTCATGAAGGTCTTCATATTGCTCTATCTCTAGTTCTACATCTAAACCTTTCTCTTGTTTAATGACAAGAATACTATGCCTATCAATATAATCACCGACACTTACATTAATTGCTACTTTCATCTTCTTTCTATATCACTCTCTTCACATAAATTACCATATTGTATTTCTACAATATGCGCTAGTTGATTACCAATATTTGTTGTCTTATGCCATGAATTTTTAGGAATTATAAAAGTGCTGTGTGGTCCAATTTCTCTTGTTCTTTTTATGCCATTTGGTAATTCTAATTGTATCTTGATTTTACCTTCAAGTACATACCAATGTTCACTTCTATGTGTGTGTTTTTGATCACTTAAACTGCAACCTGGATTAATAACCAACTCTTTTACCTTTTGACCTATACGAGGCTGCTTGTCATCGAGCACTCGCCAATAACCCCAGTCACGTTCAGTCTTTTGAGTTTTCCATTTATCTAGAATCCAACTAGATGAGTTTTTCTTATCGTCACCACCAACACCAAAGGCAAATTCTACGCTTGGGTGATTACTGTATTTTTCATACTCAGGTGTTGTGGTGTTATTACGATCACCACCGTTTGCAAATATAACATCGGATGAAGTAGTCTTTAGTATAAACTCAATAGCATCACATGCAGTATTGTCATCATCATTAAATGGAATTATTCTATCGACCATATCTAATGAACCAGTGATCATATATCTTTCATTATAGGGAAGAAAGGCTGCACCCTTTTTACGTTCTAACCATGCATCAGAATTTATACCAACAAATAATTTATCACCAAGTTTTTTGGCCTCTCTTAAATAAGAGATATGTCCACTGTGAATAGGATCAAATCCACCTGTAACTAATACAATTCTCATTTTACAATATTCATTAACTCTTCTACGTTCTCACCTCTATTCGGGAGCTTATCTTTCAAAAAGAAGTGAACGAAGTTACATTCTTTAATTTTATTGTTTGCCGTGTAAAGTCCGTTCCATTTCCAATGGAGGTTCTTGACTTTCATCTTTTCTTCCTTGACCCATACATTCAACAATGTCTGGTCTGTGGACCACTTCCATGCACCCATGCCGTCAATAAAGGGTTTAAATTCTGGACGAGATAGGAATTGTTTTGGCGTCTCACCTCGTAAATATTTTTCAATAGATTTATTGAGAACCATAATACCCATGTTATAAAAGTTTGCACCTGCAGGATGTTTCCAATCAAACAAAGGACGAAGTGAATTCATTCCATATTGCATACGAGTATAGTTAGCTAGCTTTTGAACATACCATTGCGGAATAGGCATTTCGCGTTCTAGAACACCAGCAAAATCTGCTGTACCAGCATCGTCAAAAATAGATTCATTACACTCAGGTCTAATCCATACATCTGCATCTATGATTGCTACTTTGTCATATGATTTCAGATACGTAAAGGCATTTTCTTTTTCATAAATTGGTAGGAAACCACCATACTTCTCATATGACTCTTTACTACGATTTGTCACAAATGGATCTGGACGAATCATAAGAATAGGTGTTCGTTGGACTTCGTATGAAGCACCGATTCGTTTTGCATATTCTTTTACGGATTGTGTGCAAGCATCGTAAAGCTTAGAGCGCTTTCCGGTGTACACCTGATAGATTAAAGTTTTCATCATAATACTCAATTATGTAATTTGCTATTTGCTTCGCCTCATTGAAATCATTTCGAAATCGATTAGACTTATGGCCGTTCTTTCTGAACCACCTAAGATTATCTATATCACTATTCAGACTTGATAAGTTAAATGAATTAGTACGGATTATCTCTTCGTACCTAGATCGTAATGCTAGTGCATGGAAAAAATCATCCTTGGAGCTGTTGAGGCTCGTATTCTTCATAATCATGTTCATCATCATACATTACTTCATTCAACGTTCGTTTAGAGTCAAAATCTTGGACCTCTCGGATTCGTAAATCCTTTGCTAAAGATTGACTTTTGTGTTTACCACGTTTTTTATTGCGGGGGTCGAATCTAGAATATTTTGCCATATACCTTTCCTAATAACCTAGCATTTCTTTCGTCATTATATAATCTCGGACAAAGTCAGATCTTACAATATCCTCCCATCCGAAATTGATTATCGTAAAGTTTCTCAACTGTTCTACAATTTGTAAGAACTTTACAATTCCTTGTTTATCGTCATCAAATTTAAAATCACTTTGTTTGTAATCACCACAAAAAATAATTTTACTATGTCTGCCTACACGTGTTATAACTGAATCTAACTCATGGAAGTTTAAATTTTGCATTTCGTCAACTACTATTATCGTATTGTCGAATGTTTGACCTCTTATAAAAGATGTAGACTCAAACTGTATTTGGCCGGCTGTTACCATCTTGTTATATGACGTCTTATCCCCAAAAAGCTCATGACATATAGATTTATATGGAGTAGTAAAAGCCTCTTCCTTCGCTTCTTTATCTCCTGGCAAGAACCCCATTTCTCTTGTGGGAACCATTGATCTTACAATGACAACCTTTTCCCACTCTGTTTCTTTATCTAGTACGTCCTCTAATGCAAGATATAAAGCCATGAAAGTTTTACCAGTACCTGCTGTTCCAGTCAGTACTATATTATCACCCTCATCCCATGCTTTATATGCTATTTCCTGATTTTTTGTTAATGGATCAAATTGAAGTAAATCGTCCAGTCTAACCGACATTGAATTATTAACAGACTTTTGTCTTTTCATTATGTTTGAATCTTACTATGTCTTCCAGATTGTTTATCTATTTTCTTAAGAAAGCTATTCCATTCAGAACCTGCCTGTCGTCTTGCAACATCACCTTGTCCTGAAATAAATTTAGCTGTAGAGAGTTTTTGCTTCCATTCACCAGACGATAGAAGCTCATCTCTTTGGGCGAATGAGAGTACCATTTCCTTCTCTTCACCTGTTTCTATATTAATCATTGTGTATGATGGCATTTTATGTGTGGGGGCCGAAGCCCCCCTTATCCTTTCTCTATGCAGCTGTTTCCAACGTTGATTTTAAGAATTCGCGTTTTCGTTTTAATTTAGATAATAGGTCCGTATTATTTTTCATTTTAACCCTTTCTATATAATTATTCAGTTCTAACAAATCGTTCTTTAATCTATCAACTTGGATTTTACTCATTTGTTCTCCCTTAGTTATTTGAGTATTAAATCTGGAAATGCCTCCTGTGTAAGTTTCTTTGTAATTCCTTTGATTGGCATTTTTTTATTAATCATACCAACAAGAAGCTCTGCATCTCGAGGGTGCACAGTCTCGAGAATATCTAAAAACATTTTTTCTCTCTTAATGTTTAACATCTCACGGCCCCGCCCGCCTTTTGCAAAATAGGCTAGCTTTTTATTGTGTTGTGACCACTCTGATGGGTGAGAGTTATTTGGAGCAGGTTCGTATGGCACTGGTCCTGTAGGCAATTCCCATTGAATTGCATCATCAAAGGTACCACGTAAAATATCTTTAAGTGCCCAATTATTATTTTGTTCTTGGAGAATTTTAATTTTGTCAGAGCGCGTTTTAGCCTTGACAACTTTATCTAGCACTTCATGTGCTCTCATTGTAATTTTATTAACCATTCAAATGAAGTCCTTTACGTCTTCTAATAATCTACGACAGCGCTTATCAACTAGATATTGAAAAACCTTGTTTCTGTTTTCCCATTTATCTTGGCTGTTAAACGTATTTATAATTTCTTGTTTTAGGTCGGATGGTGTTGATTCAAGATCAATTAACTTTCTGTTACGCTGAATGTTACGAAGAACATCCTGACCCTGTGAGGTAGGATCTTCCATAAGCGCTTCCATTACAGGTTTACGTAATGGAGTCTGTCGTTCACCGTCTACGAACACGTTATCTCCTGATAAAACGTTTGGTACACCATCTGATGTATCACCCTTTAATATCAACTCAAGCAACTGTTTTCTTGGATGCTCTACTTTTATATATTTCTTTGTCATCGGAGAAAACTGTGACACATTGTTATATTTTTGCAATTGTGCAAAATCTTTATCGGCTGAAACGATCATTACATCATCATGGTTACCAAACTCCTGTGTATCCTCTACTAATGCAGCGATTACATCATCAGCCTCACAACCATCGATTTTAATTGTCTTATAGGGAAAGTACTCACCTAGCTCTTCCCATACCATATTAATAATACGGAAGATTTCATTCCAATCCATCTTGGAGTCTTTACGGCCTTTCTTACGCGCCGCCTTATATTGTGGAAATGCTTTGTAACGCCAGTTATTACCTGCATCGCCTGCAATGACAACCTCACCAAATTTATCTTTGAACTTGGTTCTATACATACGTATGGAGTTCAAAATCATATGGCGAATCAGATTCTCATCAATATCCAATTTCTGTGTAACAATGTTAGAAATCGCGATACCATTATAGTCAATAATAATCATAGTAAATCCTATATACTGTCCCTGGCGTAAAGCACTTAATTATTATACACAATATTTCAGGGGTTGTAAACACTTATTTTAGATGTCGTGAATGTATTTTGCACCCGATAAATTCATTATAGTATTCATCACTTAAAAGCACGTCTCTTTTGAATTGTTCTTTAGCTTCATAGTAAGAGCACTCTCCTTTTGATTTGCATAAATGTAGTATTTCTCTATGGAAGGCTGTACTACCCTTAGATTCTACAAGGGTTTGTACCTCCTTACTTGAACCAAAATACGTGCGCCAGTCGGACTCTACGCGCGTCCTGACACGTCTCTTTCTTGTCTTTGTAATGGGGAGGGTTTTTGGTTTCCAGAAAAACTTTTTACCGATATATTTTTTGCCGGTCTCTTTTTCTGTTATAATGTAGACAAACCCCTGATATTCCTCAGGGGTCTTGTCAAACTCTTTATTTTCATAATACCACATGGTACTATATATCGAGGATATCCTCGTCGTCTTCTAG